ATTATCAAAGATTGTATTAATCAACCCTCAAAATATTTTTATGGAAATAGTCGAACACTGTAACGAAGAAGCGACCCGCTTTGTTACTAAAACCTATGATTATTGGATCGAAACAGAATCAAAAAAATACTTAGACCTAATGTGCGGACACAGTGCATACATTTGGGGCTACAGCGATTCCAATTTAATTGCTGCTGTTGAATCTCAATTGCGCGATGTTCAGTTTTTACGCGGTAGATCAAGTGAAAAAAATCATCTAGTAGAAAAAGTTAACAAACGACTTTTGCAAACAAGTGGCATGAATGCAGTTTTGTATGCTGTCAGTGGCAGTGATGGTGTTGAAGCTGGACTAGAAATTGCAGACCAATATTGGAAAAATGTTGATCCAAGAAAAAATAAGACAATAAGCTTCTATCCTGGTTATCATGGTACAACTTACCGTGCAAGAATGCTACGCGGAGAAAAGTCGTCAGACTACAATATAATTTTACCAGCGCCTGCAAATGATCAAGTTCAAGATGAAATTAATTTACTTGGTGTAATTGAAAAGATTACCAATACAGATATTTCTATAGGAACTATTGTCATGGAATCTATTCCGTGGATAAACGGTTTACGACCATGGACTAATAATTGGTGGCAAAAAATTAGGACGTTGTGTGACCAAAAAGATATATTATTGATAGTAGATGATGTGTGGGGCGGATTTGGCAAAGTAGGACCTGCGTTTAGTTATCAAAAATACAACGTAAAACCTGATATCAACATAATGGGAAAAAGTATCACAGGCGGCATGGTTCCACTTAGTTGTGCTTTGATGAATGACAGAGTTTATTCAAATGTAAAAAATTCAATCATGTACGGTCATACCTGGCAACCGCAAATGCTTGGTATAGCTTTAGCCAATTGTGTGTTAGAACAATTTAATTCTGAATTGGTCGAAAATATTAATATTCAACATGAAATTTTATTTGATAAATTAAAAGATTACGGTGTAACTGGTTTTCGAGGAACCGGGTTGGCTAAAGAGCTTTTAGTAAACAAATCATTGGCAAAACAAGATTACGAATATGCTGGATTGTGTACTCCGTATTTTCTTCCAAGTTCAATTATATTGGTCACTCCAATAACAGCAGATTTGGTATATTGGGAAGAGCTAGAACAAAGACTTAAATTATTATTACAAACTAAATGATGGCAGAAATACTAGTATGGGGATTTTTTAGTGCAATGGGCTGGATGGCAGCCAACTGGACTGTGGACAAAGTGTTACCAGAACGAACAGAAACTCAAGTATGCACAGAATGGCGTGAAGAACGCAAAGCGGATGGTACAATCCAACGCACTCGCACATGCGAACCAAAAAAATAAGAACACCCTTAGGACCGGTGTGCGCGGCTGCTGCGCCAACCACGGGAGTCGTGCCCCAAGGTTGAAAGTGAGCAAATATCGCTTGCAATTTTTGACGTATAAGTTTATAATTTATTTAACTCAACACAGGAGATATTATGAGTTCAAGAATGTTCAGTTCAGAACAAAAAGCCAAACTTACACAATTGATAAATGAAGGCATGACTATCATGCAAGAAGTTGAGGATCTCACAGAGGGACTCAACGACACCGTTAAAGCCATTGCCGAAGAATTGGAAGTTAAACCTGGTGTGCTAAAGAAAGCGATTCGCATTGCACACAAAAGCAAGCTGGGCGAAACAAACGCAGAAAATGAACAACTCAACACCATTCTGCAAACTGTAGGTAAAACACTATGACTTACTTTGGGTATCATTTGATGCTTGATTGTTCTGGCTGCAACGATGGTATAAAAAGTCGTGCAAATATACACGCATTTGTTACCAATTTAGTCAAGAGCATTGATATGACAGCACACGGAGATCCGGTGATAGAGTATCTTTTACCCGGTGATCCCAAACAAGGCTACAGTTTGATGCAACTTATTACCACAAGTACCATCACTGGTCATTTTATTGAAACAAACCATTCTGCATACTTTGACGTCTTTAGTTGTAAAGAATTTGATTCTGATATTGTCGTTCGCTGTGTGAAAGAATATTTTGGAGCAAAAAATATTAGAATCAATTACTTAACCAGGCATGCAGACTAATGAATCACATATTATATGAAATCTCACAATGGATCCGGCAGGATTATGCGAGTCATAGATTGCGTTTTTGTCTTGAGGTCCTGGCTTGGGCTCTATCTATTGGTTGTGCTATCGCTATGGCCCTCACCGTGCCTAATCCACCCCTTCTTGTCCTGTACCCAATCTGGATTACAGGTTGTGCTATATACGCTGGGTGTGCTTATAGTCGTGGTTCCTTTGGTATGTTGGCCAATTACCTACTACTGGTCACAATTGACACAGTCGGACTAGCAAGAATGCTTGCACAATAAATATCATGGTCTCGCTGGACCAAAAACGGCATGTAGAGTAGTGTGAGCTAGAAGTCACACAAGGAGAATAGATGAGTTATATAGATGCTCTGTTTGACAGAGACAAAGATCGCATTCGTGTGGTAGAACGTGTGAATGGCGAACGACAGTACCGTGAATATCCCGCTGAATATGTGTTCTACTATGATGATCCCAAGGGCAAGTATCGTACCATATATCACACTGCGGTGTCAAGATTCAGCACTCGCAACAGCAAAGAATATCATAAAGAACTTAAAATCAACTCAGGAAAAATTTTGTGGGAAAGTGACATCAATCCCATATTTCGCTGTTTAGAGACAAACTATCTTGGCGCCAATTCGCCTAAATTACAAACGGTTTTTTTCGACATTGAGGTAGACTTTGACCCGGCGAGAGGTTTCTCAAAACCTGAAGATCCGTTCAATCCAATTACAGCAATTAGCGTGTATCTAGACTGGATGGACAAACTAGTTACGTTGGTTGTGCCGCCCAAGAGTTATTCGTGGGCTACGGCACAAGAAATATGCAACCAATACGACAACTGTTTTTTATTTGAACGAGAAGAAGATTTACTTAATACATTTCTTGATATCATCGAAGATGCAGACATCTTGAGTGGGTGGAACTCAGAGGGCTTCGATATTCCTTACATGGTCATGCGTACAACCAAGGTGTTGGCCAAGGACGATACCCGCAGATTCTGCCTATGGAATCAACTACCCAAACAACGAACATTTGAACGTTTTGGTGCAGAGAATCTCACATTTGATTTAATTGGCCGAGTGCATATGGACTATATGCAACTGTATCGCAAATACACATATGAAGAGCGACACAGTTATAGCTTGGATGCCATTGGTGAATACGAACTAGATGAGCGTAAGACACAATACGAAGGCACACTGGATCAGCTATACAACAAAGACTTTCCCAAGTTCATTGACTACAACCGACAAGATACCATGCTTGTGGCCAATCTAGATCGCAAATTGCGATTCCTAGATCTAGCCAATGAACTTGCACATGATAACACCGTGCTGTTACAAACTACCATGGGTGCTGTGGCAGTGACTGAGCAGGCAATTATCAACGAAGCACATCAACGAGGTATGGTTGTACCTGATAGGAAAGGAAGAGATGACCAAGGAGATACGCAAGCAGCAGGTGCCTATGTTGCTTTCCCCAAAAAAGGCATGCACGACTGGATCGGAGCAATCGACATCAACAGTCTCTACCCGTCAGCAATCCGCGCTCTTAACATGGCACAAGAGTCGATCGTCGGTCAGCTGCGGCCAATAATGACCGACAGGTATATTCAAGAAAAAATGGCCGGTGGCAGTAGTTTTGCAGATGCATGGGAAAACATGTTTGGCAGTCTTGAGTATACCGCAGTAATGAATGGAGAAGTTGGCACAGAAATTACCATTGATTGGGAAGCCGGCGGTTCAGATATAATGAGTGCAGCTGATATATGGAGACTTATATTTGATAGTAATCGTCCATGGATGCTAAGTGCAAATGGTACTATATTCAGTTATGAACAAAAAGCAGTTGTGCCTGGACTATTAGAGAGGTGGTATGCAGAACGCAAGGAATTACAAGCCAAGAAAAAAGAAGCTAATACGAAAGAAGACCAAGCGTTCTGG